TCCGTCTTCATCTTTTACAATATTGCCTGGCTCTACATCAACGTCGGTATCTCCGTTAACAACATTTCTTATTGAATCCCATACTGGAGCAAATCCTTTAGCACGGACTTCTTCTTCGGTAAAGCTCCAATCTACACCACCCATTATATAAAATATATTGTCTGGGGTGATGAAGTGTTCGTCTACCATTTCGCCGTCTGCATCAATTGGTAAGTAGTTTACGTTTTGTAAATTTATTATATAATTCCTCAATCCTTTTATAAGTTATGTGTGTTAGTACAAGGCCAGCTTCTACCTTGACCCCAAATAATTCTAACAACGCCAGGTCCACCCCAGCCGCCGCCAGTCGATGTGCCGCCGCCACCTGAGCCGCCGCCGAAGATGCCACCGCAGTTGTAACCATTTCCATATGGGTTTGAATATGGTTCGCCTGGATTACCACAAGATCCGCCTGAGCCGCCTTGTCCTGCGCCGCCTGAAGTACCGTGTCCAGTTCTGCCGTGTCCACATTTACCACAGCTTTCGCCATATGGGCCACCGTTAGCATAGCAGCACTTGCCGCATGAGCCTGTTCCACCGCCGCCACCCGTGCCGTGTGTAGAACTATGATAAGATGTAGCGCTGCCACCTCCGCCGCCACAGCCTCTATATCCACTTGTGTCGCTGCTTGCGTTGCCACCACTGGAATATCCAGCAGCACCGCCGCCGCCGCCTGCTGTACTTGGATAAGCTACCATTCCGTAACTACCGCAACATGTTCCTGCGCCGCTATTAACGTTACCAATGGTATAGCAACCACCGTAGCATCCACAACATCCACCACATGCGTTCATTCCTGGCCAGCATGAACATCCGCCAGTGTTAGGACCATTACTCCAACAAGCACCTCTTCCAACTCGAACAGTATAGCTACTGCCTGGTGATACTGGAATATTGTTAGCCCAAACTGAGCCGCCACCGTGTCCGCCACAAGCTGCCCAGTCATATCTGCCGGAGCCGCCTGCACCAATTGCTAGAACATTTACACTTGTAACACCTGCTGGTGCTACCCATGTAAAAGTACATGTGCCGCCATTTTGACCATAAGCACCTTCATATTGCTGTTGGCCCTTTACTGCTTCAAAGTAAAAGGATTTATTAAATGCAACTGTTCTAAAGTTGTTTGCTGGCATTGATGCATTACGTACACCTAATGTAAAGTTATATGAAGTATTAGATTCATCACCTGTTTTTCCAGGCCATGTCATTAAGCCAGTGCTTGATATTGTTACGTTACTTGGTAAGTTCCCTCGTGAAACAAATGCCCATTCAGTTGGTGCACCGCTATAAGTATGTTGGAATGTTTCACCGCCTGTAATTGTTACACTACTTGTTGCATTTGTAGTAATAGCCGGATAAGTGTTTGACGCACTAACATATATAGTTATATCTACTTCGTATTCAACATTATATTTTGTATCAGTAATGTCAATATTTAATATTGACGTTGCATCCATACTAGATGCACTACCAGTTAATGAACCACTAGATGATAAACTTAATCCATACTGTGCTCCATCACGCCAAGCAAATGTATAAGTTGAATCACCAAACGCACCTGTTACACTAAGTGTTTCACTTAATGATTCGTTTGCATTTATATAATCAGGCAATGGGTCTCTATCAAGAGAAGCACCTCCTGCTAAGACAAATCCTGTTCCGGTACTTGTTAAAATTAATCCAGCATTTTCAAAATCTGGATCCTCAATAGCAAGGCCGCTGCCTTTATTTTTTGTTAATCCTACAAATCTTCCCATTTTAAATTCCTTCTATACTGTTATTTATGCCGAAGTTTCAATGCCAAATACTACAGCACTGGTACTTGCTTCAGACGATAGAGCAACAATTTTTTGTCCAGCGGATAATACTACCCCTGTACGTTCAAGTACATTTTTAGAAAGTAAATCTATTTCAAATTCTATGTATTCGCCGTTTGTTGGTGAAGCTAAATCTGCTATTGCTAAACTAACGCTAGTTGAATCTGCTCCCCTGTTGCATATCGATATTGTTGCAACGGTATACGTGTCTGCTGGACATTCGTATACTGTTGTAAGTGTTGCTGCGCCTAAATCGCTTGCTGCTAATCTTCCTGTAGCCATTTTATATATTCTCCATTATGATGATAAAAAGTAGTTCAATGCAACTGGTGCACCTTTAATTCCGCCAGTAAAGTTAACTTTTTGTGTTATATTTATCTGTGCATTTGTTGTTGTTGTAATTTCTTGTCCTGAAACTTTAATTACACCAGCTGTTAAACTGTTAACATTTAGTTCGCCGGCACCGCCACCGATTTGACTAGCAATATAAGTTTTAATTGCTTTTTGTGTAGGAACAATATTATCACTGTTAGCAGTAAACGTACCGTCTACACTAAATTCAGTAATAGTTGCTCCAGTACCGCCTAGTGCAACTGCACCAAGTTGTAATTCATTTAGTCCTGTAATGTTAAACGCATCAGCATTAAGTGTTGCTACACCTGTTGATTGCTCAACATTAAACAATCCGCCAACTCTAAAGTTACCGTCTTGGTCTGTGGTTGTGTAGAATACTCTACCCCCGCCGCCTACTACAGTTTCAGCTGCTGGATCAACTGCATTGACAGGTGTTCCTGGATAGTTAGTATCAGCAAAGTTTCCTGTACCAATATCTAAGAAATCATGACCTGTTAAACGAACTTGTGAATATCTAATTCTAAATTCTATAGGATCAGCATGTACCGGAGCATGAGTTATAGTTATTGCCGGACTTACTTGCAATTGTGCAGTATACGGTCCGGTTCCTGTAACATCTCTAACAGTTACAAGTTTATAATAATCTCCACTAATGCCTTGGAATGTTAAGTTTGATCCTGCTTGAGGGACTTCAGTTAATCCTTCGACATTAATTAGTGTGCCTGGTTGGAATCGATCAGAATAACCGTCACCAGCAATTTCAGCTGCTGCTGTTGCCATTCCTGTTCCTCTATTTGTCCAAGTAGGTTGTGTAAGTACACCATCGCCAATTCTAACAACAAACGGAGCCTCTACAGTATTGTTTGGATCAGTAATAGTCATTGTAGGAGCAGATGAATAGCCTTCTCCAGGGTTCCATATACTAATTGCAATAATCTTTCCGTCTTCTACAATTGTGCGAGCTGCTGTAGTTTCAGCATATAACCCACTAGCAGGTGCAGTAAATGATAGTCTTGGTTCAATTGAATAAGTCGTTGTTTCATTTAGTGTTGCTAAAATAGCAACACCAGTTACGTGGTCCCATCCTGCTGAATCGTCGCTACACTTTTTAATTGTGGCAATTTTTGTGCCGCTATTATAAGTGTCAATATAACCATATTGTCCTGCACCTACGCCTGCGGTAATATATATTGCCATTCCAATATATGCTGCATTAAGTTTAGTGTCAGTATTTGATATAGTTATTTGTGTAGCATTTCCTGCTTGTGCTACATTTTGACTAGATATATAACCAGTTCCGCCAAAGTTTTCTGATGGGTCTAATAATCTAACTTCATGTACACCGCCGTCAACAGTTTGTACTGCGTTGATTACTGCACCAAAGCCTTCGCCAGTTGGTGTTATAGTTGTGCCGCCTGGTGTGTAGTTTACGCCTGCGCTTCCGTACTCAATTGTAAGAATGTTATTTCCATCAGTAAGAACGTTTCTAGCAAATGCTTCTAATGCATAGTTATTAACTGTTCCGGTTATAGGTGTTTCAGTAATATCAACACCCTCAGCAACAGTACCAAATGCACCGTATGATGAGTTACCGTTAGTAGCACGAATCTTACCACCGTTCTCTGCTAAGTAACCAATGTGTCCATAGTATGAGAACACACTAACAAGTTCTGTTCTTCCTAGGTTAGTACACCATACACCAATACCGTCTGATATAATTTGTGTAAAGTCGTTAGCAACTATCGAATCATTGCCGCCATCGTGTAGTGCGCCGTCAATTTTACAACCAACACAACCAGTACCAAATGTAGTTACGTTTTGTACATATGGAGATTTGTTAATGATCCATGCATCTGTGTGTGCTGGACCCCAACCTGGATCTAAACTTACAAATGCTCCTGCTGTAGGACGCTTAGTTCCGTATGCATTTGCAGATCCTAATGCACCTGATAATCCTGTTACAGTACAGTTACGTAACCCTGTACCATTACGCATATAGAACATGTCTTGTGTGATTGACCCCATAACAGAATTTGAATAAATTTGTGCATATCGTAATGATTTATAGTTACCTGTGTAAATTAAGTCATGTTTGATAGCATCAATATATCTACTAATATCTCTTTCACATGCTGCAACGTCATATGTATATGACGGATATGTATCTGCAATGTATGCAGTAACTTCTGCTATTAAGAATGATCTATTAGCTTCTAAAGTTTCTACAGCATATGTAAAATCAGTTGAAGTATTTGGTGCATTTGATCCTGCCATTACAGGAACAGTTGAATCACTAGTTGCGCCATTTACAGCAAAATCTGCATAGTCTTTTATCTGTGTCCAAAGCTCTGATGCTGCGGTACCTGCTGCTGCACTACCTGCTGGTGATGTAGTAACTGGATTTAAAGCATTTCCTGTTGTTTTAGTTATTGCAACATTTTGTACAATGTTACTTGTAATTGCTGCCATTCTAGAAAGGGCATCTAATGTGTAAGGAGTATCTGCTGCTGATACTAAACTACCTGCTGGTTTAATACGTGTTGAACGTAGTTCATCTCCTATTATTGCTGTGTTTTCAGGAACAACAATAGGAAGCACTTCTGCAAATTCACCAGTTTTAACAAAAATACTATGCTGCGGTTTTCTTTGTACAGGAACTCCAGTAGTATTTCCTGCTGTAATCGCATCAGTAATTATATTGATTAATGTTTCTGTAGTTGATTGTGCATCTGCTTCTTCTATAAATGCTGCATTAGTATATTGGTTTAATGAGCCGCGAACTGTTGCCGGTGGAAGATTTGATAATACTGCATCTGCAACTGTTTTAATATAGTTTAAACCGTCTGCTGTTTCTGCTGCATTGTCTGCTAGATATGTAGTTCCATCTGCTGCAAAATATGATTTTGCCGCTTGTACTGAACGTTCATTGCCGCCATGTGTTAAGTCCCATATAACTGCGTCAACTACTTGGCCAGTATCTCTACGACATTTTGCTGCATCGTATGTTAGCGAAGGGTATGTAGCATCAATATATTCAATAACTTCGTCTTGAATAAAACTTCTGTTTCTTTCAAGCAAGTTTTTAGCATTATATCTAATTGCTCCTTTTTGTATTTCTTCAGTAGCATGACGAATAGACTTCCAAGGACGATCTAATGTTACACCGTAATTTGGTGCGTCACCATCTACGCCAGTAGATCCTTCAACATAAAATACATTATTAATACGACCTAAATATGCCCATTCTGGAGCGTTACCAGCATCGTTAACTTTTAGTGACTGACCTGTTGTTCCTAAAGGTAATCTTGTTGCGCCGGCTCCGCCATAGTAAACAATATCGCCTTGCGTAGTTAAGTTACCCGATTCTGCGCCTGCAACTAATAAATTCCACTCACTACCGTCAACATCTTGGTCTGGTCTGTTTTGTACTGTAGTTTCGTCTGAAGTATGTGCAAGAACACAAATATAACTGTTTACGCCATGTTGTACAGAATCACCTGCATCATAAAATGTTGCGTCAGCCCATGTGCCTTTCCATTCAACGCCTTCATTTAAACGCTGCCAGTAAGTTGTATTCGGTGGACGTTGTCCTTCGTGTTTTAGAATACACAAATATGTGTATCCGCCTAAACGTATAACATCACCTTCAATATATTCTCTAGTAGCACTATCATCTTCGTAGTCGCCGATGAAACGGAAGCCAGTAGTAAATAGATCCCAATCTGCAGGAGTATCACTTGGCTTAGAACCAACATTATTTGTTATAGAAACATAACTATAACCACCGTATGTTACAAAGTCGCCTGGCTGATACGAAGTATCATATACCCAGCTATCTTCAAATTCTAGACCTTCAACAAATTGTGCCCAGTTACTTTCATCTGCTGCTAAATTAGTTGCACCACTTGTATGTTGTGTAGTACAAATCCATACTCCGCCGCCATATTTAACAACATCATTAATTTTGTATCGTGTTGTAGTTGCCCAATCTGATTTGTATTCAATACCTTTATGTAGGTAATCCCACTTACTCTGATCGTTTTCTAATCCTAAAGCTTCTGATGCTGCACTAGTGTGGCCTTGATTACAAATATATAATGTGCCGCCAAAACGTACTATATCATTTACACGATATCTTGTATCAACATCCCAGGTGTTTGTCCAATAAAACCCTTCTGAAAAAATATTCCACTTGCTTTGATCTAATTCTAGTCCGTCTACTGTGTTTGCTGCACTAGTATGATCTTGTACACAAACGTAAACAGTGCCATTGTATTTTACAATGTCGTTAATCTTATAGCGATTAGCCGTTGCCCAGTCTGTTTTATAATCAAATCCTTCAGCATATAAATCCCATTTTGATTGATCATTTTCTAAACCAAGTTCAGCAGTGGCTGCACTAGTATGTGCAGTATTTGCTATATATAGATATCCGCCATATTTTACAATGTCGTTTACTTTGTAATATGTTTCGATGAGCCAACTTGATTTCCACTCAGTGCCATCTGAAATTTTATTCCAATATGTTGCTTGTTGATCAGTAAACAATGCCGGAGCAGTGTGGCCTGCGATACAAACATATGTGTTTCCGCCGTTGCGAACAACGTCATCTTTGTAGTAGACTGTAGAGGTGGACCAATTGTCCTTCCATATAAATCTAATTCTACCTAACTTAAATTCTGCCATTTAAAAACTCCGCTCTATTTAATATATTTATCATTATACTTACTTTCCTGATGTAAAGAATACTTGTGCTAGGTAGTCGCCGTCTATGCCTTTAGTCATATTAACATCTACTGGAATATTTAAATCAAGTCCCGATGTAGTTGTAATATTATTACTAGTCATTTTGATTTGTCCTGCAAATAATGTGTTAGTTACTGCATCTGCACCACCGCCGGATATTCTACTTGTTAAATATTCTTTTATTGCTCTTTCTGTAGGAACAATATTATTTGAATTAGCAGCAAATGTTTGTTCCTTACTAAACTCTCTAATTACAACTGAACTACCGCCTAATTGTACACCGCCTAAACTAAGTTCTTCTAGACCCGATAGTTCAAAGAAATCAGCATTAATAGAAACAACTCCAGTTGCTTGTTCTACTGCAAATAGTTCGCCAACTCTAAAGTTACCATCTTGGTCTGTACTTGTGTAGAATACTCTACCGCCGCCAAATTGTGTAACTTCGTTAAACGGTTGTGGTTCATTTTCTGAAACATAACCTTCTAGATATAATTGGGGGTATGCTGTACTAGTTGTATTGCCTGACCCAATATCTAAGAAGTCGTGTCCAGTTAGACGTACTTGACTGTATAGTTCTCGTATAATTAATGTTTCTTCATGATTAGGAGAATTTTCATTAGTTAATGGTGGACTAATTTCAATAGTTAAATCAAGGTTAGGTGCTGTGCCTGATTGCGAAACAATTTTTGTTAATCTATAGTTAATGTCATCAACGCCATTGATAACAACGTTTGCTCCTGGTCCGGGCACTAGTGATACATTTTTAAGATTTATACGTTTTCCTGCTTGGTAAATGTCTGCAAAGCCATTTCCTGCTGTAGTTGCAGTAGCAGTAACATATCCTGTGCCTCGATTAGTAAGTACAGGCTGCGGTAATACACCGTCAGCTAATCTTACATCATACATAACATTTACAGTTGCTTCAGGGTCGTATACAGATAATAATGGATCAGATGTATAATTACTTCCTGGATTATAAATTATAAATTCTTGTATTCTACTTGAACTTACATTAACTCTAGCAAATGCTGTTGCGCCTAGTTGAACTGTATTCCATGTTGCGCCTTGCGCAACAGCAATCCAATTTTTAGTCAACGGCATATATTCTAATTGGCTCCATACTCTTGTACTATCAAGTGCATAAGATGTACTATCTGTATTATATGTTTTCCATGCACTGCCATCTTGTGACTTTGCTAAGTTGTTAGAATTACCTGTTGCAACAAAAACTCCTGCACCGTATGATAATGTATTAAATGTATCAACATCTTCAATAGTGTGTTCATACCATGTAATAGCATCATGACTGTAAGCTACTTTATTTGCACTTCCAATTACAACAAACTTTCCATCTCCATATACCAGTGAAGTCCATGTATCTGCCGACAATGCACTTGTAGTAGTTGTCCAATTTGCACCATCATCTGTTGAATAAGCAACATTACCATTATTATTAACAATAATAAATTTACCATGTCCGTATGCAGGCAATCCTGCAATTGCAGTAGCTACTGAATAACTAGATCCGTGATCTGATGAATATCGTACGCTACCGTTTGCAAGTGGTAAAACAACATTGCCTGCGCCATCTGATGCAACACCTGTATGATTAGCTGGTACGCCGCCGCCTTCAGTCCATCCTGTAGGACTACTTGATTGTGAAGTATATCTATAAGTTGAATCTGTTGTAATAATAAATTCTTGACCGGTCCATACTGCTCCGGTACAAGTTGTTCCTACTCTTAACACACTTCCAAGATTAGTCCAAGCCGTGCCTGCGTCTAAACTATACGAAATTGCTTCTCCTAAGTCTGACGGAACAACAAGGATTTTTTGATCCTTGTCTGAAGCTGTAAATTTATAGGTATTGGCTTGTATTCCAGTATTTAAAACAGATGTACTAAATGTTGGTTCTGCAATATTAACTGCTGGTTCAATTTTATACCTAGTTGTACTATCTAAAACTGTTGCAATAGGATACCCAGGATATATATGATCCCAACCTTGGCTATCATCTGATTCTTTACTGACAATTGCAATTTTTGTTAAAGGATCATATCCACTGATGTATGCATATTGTCCCACACCTTTGCCACTATCAATGAATATACGCATTCCTACATATTTTACTGAGGTACCTGTATCATCAGATGCAGCTAATGTAATACCGTTTTCATTTCCAGCTTGGGCACTATTTAAAAGGAATTGGTAATTTATTCCGCCTGGCGTACTTGAATCCGATGGATCTATTCTTCTAATTTGACTTATTCCGCCATTTCTAAATTCAGAATACTCTCCTACTGCGTTAATACCTGTACCTGCAATAGCAACAGTTGCACTACTGTATGTTTGCCCTGCATGACTATATCCAGTTGCAATTAATTTATTCCCGTCAGTGTGAACTATATCTATTTGTGCTTCAAGTGTTTGGTTGTCAAATTCTCCTGTAATCGGAACTTCATCTAAACTAAATCCTTCAGACCTTGAACCATATGTACCATAACTATTGTTACCATTTGTTGCTCTCATGATACCGCCGCTTTCTGCTAAGTATCCGATATAACAGAAATAGGTAAACACACTAACAAGTTCTGACCTACCAGTGTTTACTGCCCAATAGCCAATGCCATCTGATATAACTTGTGTAAAATCGTTAGCAACTATAGATTTGTTACCGGCATTATGTAAATTACCATCAATTTTCATACCAACACAAGCAGTACCAAACGCAGTAACATTTTGAACATATGCCGACTTATTAATAATATGTACACTTGTGTCGCCTTCGCCTGTGCCTGGATCTAAACTTACAAACGCTCCTCCAGATGGTCTTTTTGAACCGTACTCATTTATTGAATCTGGTAAATCGCCTGCTAATCCCTGTAGTGTCATATTTCTTATTCCGCTGCCGTTGTTAACAAAAAACATGTGACCTGTTTCGTATCCAGCTGCTGGTAAAATTACTGTACTTCTTAGTTCGTCTCCAACTAATGCACAATTTCTAGGCACTTTAATAGGTAGTATTTCTTCATAAATTCCAGTTTTAATAAAAATAGTGCTGTTAATAGTATTAGTATCAATAGTAGATAACACATGTGCGCATGCATACTTTACAGTTCTAAATGGTGTATTTAAAGATCTTCCAGCTTGAGGATTGTCAATTCCGTCTACACTTACATAATAAACATTATCTACAGATTCAAAGTTGCCCCATGAAATAACACTGCCGGAAGAGTTTAAAGCTGAACCTGGGCTGCCAATTGCTTGTCTAGTATGCGATGTTTCGTCATGTGTTCTTAAATCACCTTGACTAGTTAATACATTACTTGCAGTACCTTGTAATAAAACAGTCCAATAATTTTCATTTGTATTTAAAATGTCTAAGTCTGGACGATTATCACTTTCGGTTCCTAGATGATCATCTACGCAGATATATGCTACACCTGCATAGGTAGCTACATCACCTAAATGATATTCAGTATTATCTACCCATTCACTTTTCCATTTTCGACCAGTTACTAAAATTGTCCATTTAGTATTATCTGTAGCCGGCTTTACATTAGTACTGTCGCTAATTGAAATATAAAGATATCCTTGATCTCTTATAACATCACCAGTTCTATATGATGTTACTTCGGACCAATCACCTAGATGTCTGTATCCAGCAACTAATATTTCCCAGTCGCCTGTATCTTGTATTATGCCATTTACACTAGGCACACTATTTAAATTATTAGTTAAAGCAGTATAAGTATAGCCTCCATACTTTACAATATCGCCCTTATTATATTCTGTAGAACTTTCCCATATAGCTTCGTATTCTAATCCAGGTACATAAATCTGCCAATTAGATAAATCTTCTCTTAATGTTGTAGTCGATGTGTGTCCTTGGGTAGCTCTCCATAAAGACCCGCCGCTTTTAACAATATCATATTTTTTATATCTTGTTGAAGCTGCCCAATTAGTTTTATATTCAACACCTTCTAAAAATATTTCCCACTTGCTCTGATCGTCTTCTAAACCAAGTGCAAGAGTAGTTGCACTAGTATGTCCTGTTAAACATCTATAACTAATAGCACCATATTTTACAATATCTTTAGCTTTATATCGAGTATTAACAGTCCAATCAGTTTGCCAACTATCAGATGTAGCTAGGAAAACCCAACTTGATTGATCGTCTTCTAATCCAAGTGCAGTAGTACTTGCTGCTTGATGTTTAAATGAACAGATATATGTTATACCGTTATATCTAATTACATCACCTAAATTGTAATACGTACTAACTGTCCATTCATTTAGCCAATTGGTTGGGGTTGCAACAATTTTCCAGTTTGCTATATTTGCAGGCAATCCTACATTAACTACATTAGTCGAAGTATGAGCAGTTATACATTCATATACGTACCCAGCAAATTTTACTATATCACCTGGTGTATAATATGTTTCACTTGTCCATAAATTTTTCCAAGCTGTACCATCAAACATTAGTTCCCATCTCGGACTAGCATTATTGAGGTCTGTAGTTAAATTAGCAGCATCCGATGTATGTGTAATTAAACATACATATGCTTTTCCTCTATAATAAACAATATCGTCTTTGGTATAAGCAGTAGCACTTAGCCAATCACTTTTCCATCTAAATCTAATTCTATCTAAGTTAAAATTCGCCATTTTCTACTCTCTTATAATCCGTTAGACGATGAATTTTCATCGTATGTGAAACTGTGGTTTACTCTTGCTACTAGTTCGCCTTCTGAATTTACATAGTAAGATATATTTCTACCATCCCAGTGAAATTGTTCATAATTTAAATTATCATATACTAAATTATGATCAACATCTCTTCCTTCATAAAAATCTTGTCCTTCTTCAAAGCTAGGATAATTATGTGCCGGGTCACCGGGGTTGTTAATTGTTATTGCTCCAGACGTATCCATTTGATCCATTTTACCTACAAACAATTCTCCATTGTCTGTTCTACGTAACCCGTAAAAGAATCTGTCTGGAATTGCTCCGTTTATATGATCTGGTGTTGTACCTGTGTAATTACTCATAATTTTATTCCTTATACGATATCTACGTAACTTATAACTGCGTCTAATGATTCGTTACTACTAGCAACTAAATATAATTCATTTGACGGTGCAAGTATTAATTTTTCGCCTGCTGCTAAGGCCTTCAAACTACTGTTTGCGGGTATCATAACATCTTTCATTAAGTAACCTTCAACACTTGTATCGTCCTTTACACTTATACTTATGTATTGTATAAAGCCTGTTAAATTTGCTAAGTTAAGACCAATAATAGTTGATCTTGTAGCTGCGTCAGTTTCTAATGCAAGTATTGGCACTATGCCTACTTCTTTTACTACTTTATTTTTAAATTGCGTTGCCATCTTTTTATTATCCCAATGTTAATACGTATTCAATTGCTAGATCTTCTGCTGCTGCAAAACTGATCGAACCTGTTGCTCCAGCAACTGATACCCAACTAAATCCGTCCCATATTTCTAAATATCGTTGTTCTGTGTTATAACGTACCATTCCAGTTTCTCTATATGCTGACGCTGGGCGTTGTACGCTTGTTCCTACTGGAACAATAAATCCATTTGTACCTTCAATTTTAAAATATCCGCTACCTTGTTGTTCGAAGTTTAATATTCCGTCAACTTCTCTATTTGTAATAGTAGAATCCTTAAATGCTAGATTATCTATTACTACTTCTCCTGTACCATTTGCACTCAATGTTAAATCAGTATTGGTTGTTTCTGTTGTAATTGAGTTACCATCAATACTTATATCATCTACTTCAATTCTTGGTGTAGTTAATTTATCTGCATCAATTGTAGTTACTACATTGTCTTGAATGTAGAATCTAATCACACCGTCATTTGCACCAGGAGTTAATTCTGCTGTAATACGTGTATCTAAATCTAAATCGTAAACGCCATTTAATGACATCCAGTTTCCGTCATAGCCTTCATACAAATTAGTTTCAGTATTATAACGAATCATACCTGTTGCTGGTGTTGGACGACTTGCTGTATTACCTTTTGGAAGTTGTAGCGCACTTGAAGAATTAATTCTAACTGTGCCGCTGTCTGCATCTAAATTAATGTCGCCGCTTAAACTTTCAATAGTGTTTCCGCTTAGACGTAAATTACCAGTATCAATTTTATCACCAGTAATAGTTGTTTGGCTACTACCTGTAGTAATTGTAATACCACTTGACGTATTAATATTAAAAGTTGAACTACTAAAGTCTACAGTACCGTCTGCTTGGTTAACATAAAATAAATCGCCAACTCTAAAGTCGCCTTTGTGATCTACACTACTATATCTTATCTGTGCATTATTTGTTTCAACTACTTCGTTTGCTTGTATTACACTAGTTTCGTCATTGTCAATCTCTTTGCCTACACCAATGTATGCTAAGTTTTGACTTATCAAGTACATTAGTACGCCAGGTCCATCGCCTACAATACCGTAGTTGCCGTATACACAAGCACTTGCAATTGCACGTACTTCTGCGCCAAATTCTGTTTGATCTGCAAGAGTAACAAAGTTAGCAGTTGCGCCATTACTAAAGCGTAAATCTTGTGAGTTAGCAGTATCGTCTGTAAATGTACTTGCGCCGTCTACTGCATTATTAAAGTGTAATAATAGTTTTGTATCTGTGTCACTTGTAAACTCTGATGCAGGTGCAACAAAGTTTGCAGAATAACGTGCTAAGCCTTTTGTAACTCTAAACTCATCAATATATCCGTCGATACTGTAGGCAGCTCCGTCCCATCTAGCACCAATAATTAATGGCTTTGCAACATCGTAATCAGTTGAGTCTACCCAAGGCGTTCCTTGACTTGCTCCATTAACATATAATTTTGTAGTGCCTGCACTGCGGCTAACTGCAATGTGATACCATTGTCCTGTTGCTAGTGTCGAACCTACAATTCTGAAAGCGTTATATGAATAAAATTGCAATGAACCGCCAGCTGCTACAACAACAACTGGTGCAACATCTGTTCCAGCACCTGCTCTAAAGTCAAACAATATAGACTGTGCTGCAACACTATTAAAGTAAAACCAACCTTCAACAGTATAATCACCTGTGCCGAATCCAAAGTCGTTGTTGCCTGCTACACTTAGATAATCAGTAGTGCCGTTAAGTTCTAAACTACTTGTGCCAAACTTTTTAACAGTTGTATCAGTAGTTGGTGTTCCGTACTTGGTTATAATTTTGCCGCCGCGTTCGCCAGCAGTTTCTAATCCTGTTAGATTTCCGTCTACATAAAACTTACCATCTGCATCAACGCCATTAATAGTGCCTGTTGCAAGAACAGTAGTTCCATCTGTGTCGTAATAACTAAATGTGTTTGTGTCTACAATAGTGCCAGTTAAGCCTGTAACTCTAACTGCTGTTTTACCTGTACCACGTAAACCTGTTGCTCCGTCTACACCATATATGCCACGATTAGCAAAGTATGTAAATGAGTTTAACCATTCTACTCTTGCTCCGTTAGTTACTGTAATAGCGTCTACGCCCGGTGTAATAAACGTAGCACTATGGAACAGCATAGTTGCTTCCTTGCTTGTAGCGCCCGCTACAGCGCCGTCTATGTACGCTCCTTTGCCAGCATCGCCCTGCGCAAAACCTCTTGGGTCGGCAGCAGTTGTTACAGTACCTTGTGTTATAACACTAATATTTCTAATGTATGGAGAACGGTTATTTCCTGAAACTACAAAGCCAGGTGCAAACTTAAATGCGTATCCTGTGTTAAATCCTGATATAGTT